GTCTAGGTCTACTCATTATTAAATACCTAAGTGCATCGTATGCATGGTCCGAAGCATGTGTGTCTACATCCTCCGGATTCGTTGAAGACATTGGAATACCTTGCAATTCTTTAATTAGATTAACACAATTATTAAAAATTTGCAATCTAGGTCTTCCTACTCCTTCACGCTGTCTTAAGTGCTCATGTATTTGAGTCTTACCAGCTATTCTATTTTTATCAGCTCTTCTTAATTTATGTCCTTTATTGACAAGTATCTCACCAATAGTAGGACCTGTATATCCAGTTCTTGACCATGCAGCAGTATCTAAAACTCCCGGAATAGATTTAATTTCGTTCTGTTCCATTTCGGTTATAGTGTCGCCGAGTGCATC